TACAGAATGCCCATAAAGAAATGTCAATTAATGTCTAACATAAATTACAGTAAAAATAGCAAAGTAGTAAAATACGGTAATTATACCGAAGAATACATAGGACCTGGTGAAATAGAAACAACTGTTTTAAGATCTATAGACATAGACACATTCTACAGACTTTATCTTAAATTAAATAATGTCATTGGAGTTAGAAGACAGGGTAGTAAAATAATAGAAACTAAACTGCCTGATACCCCAATAGAACTATTAATTCATTTGATGAAGAAGAATGGGGACTTTACAATTGTATTTCGCAATAAAGATGCAACATTGGTTAAACTAGGTGAGGAATTGGGTAAGAGTGCCTCTAGTATTTATGCTACCTTAAGTAAGCTGCGTAAGGCGGGTTACATAATAAAAGATGAAGATAACCTCTTTGTATTAAATAATGAACTACGGGATCTTATAAAACTAACACGTAAAGTTATAAGTGAAGGTGAACCATTAAAATTTGATTTCTTATTTAAATTCTGTGTAACAGAATAGGTAACTAACAGCAATATGTCTAATAACCCTTTTATAAAGAAAGTAATAAAAGAAGTTGCCAAAGAATTAAACCTACCTGAAGTTAAAGTAAAACATGCCGTTAATCATTTCTTTTTGTGGCAGCGGCATGCTTTTGACAGTTTAAAGTACAGTAAGTACTTATGGAATTACTTTGGAACATTTACAATAATAAAGAAGAGATATGAAGGTCTGATTAAATCAGATAAATTCATACCTCCTGAAGATAAACTAACTAATAAAAATAATAATAAAAACAAAAACGATGAGTAAAAAGAGTAGACCTAGGAAAACAAGAATACGTAAAGCAAGTTCATACATTAACAATGCTAAACGTCAGGAATCAGATGAAACACGTCAGGATCAAATTAATAAAATGTTGGCCGGACAGAACTTTGTTGATGCATGGAATAGTGAATATGTTGGACATAAGAGTATGAAAGGTGAGGATATAACTAATCACTTTAATAATATTCAGTTAGAAGACGGATTAATTGTTCAAATGTATATGGAGAATCCAATTAAGCATATTGCTCGCAATAGTGAGACAAAAGAAGTAATACATCTTGATTATTACATTCGTCAGATTGATGCGCGTAAACGTAATACAGATACGCCACATTGGGTCCCTACACCTTTCCCTGTAATTGATAAAGGTGTTGTTATGGCTATCTCTCCTCGCACTAAGATGTGGTATTATGAACAACAGGAGAAACTGGCTAAGTATGATAAAGAAGCTGCCAAAGCTATGATTATACCAAAGGTAGGGGATATTGTTTATACTAAACTATTCCAATTTAAAGATAAACGGTATTACATTAATAAACAGAGTAAGTGTGAGGATTTGGTTAAGAATCAAATAGAGTTACGTTTAAAGGAATTTGATTTCTTATTTCTAATTGATAATTTTGATATTGAATCAATTATTAATCAAGAAGAAGTTGGTAACATGTCAGATCATCAAGTATTGGTTGATAATCGGTATATTGAAATAGAACCAGATCCAGAGCCAACGCCAGAACAAAAAGAACAATTAATAGAAGATTAAACTAAATAACATGAAAATGAATAAAGATAATTGGTTATCTAAAAATGTAAGACCTTTGGTTTTGTTAATCTTTGTAACGTCAACAGTATTATTAATATTTATTGATGGTATATTCTCAAAGTTTAATGTTAGTGAAAGTTGGATAAGTTTACTTGAATTAGTTTTAATAACAGTCATCGGGGCTTATTTTGGTGGTAGATCTTTTGAGAAAGTAAAGAGTGCAGCTGCCGAATTGAAAAATGATTGATTCAGATGGATATAGATAAAAGAGTACTTTATACAATTATAGGATGTTTTATTATATTAATTATAGTAACAGTAGTATCATTAACGATAGCATTTAGACCTACTCCTATAGTTGATTTCAATAAAGATCAATTTGATTTAATATATGATAAATTAGATCAGGTAGAAAGTAATTTGATTATTAATCAAATTATTATACAAAAAGAAATTGATTCATTAGAAATAACATATGGACATTTATCCAATGATTTAATAAAGTATAACAATCAACTATCAATATCAATAACTAAAATTAAAAAATATAAGGATGAAATTAAGTATAATAATTATAGCGACTCTTCTACAATTAGTATCATTGCAAGGTTACAGTCAAACTGATGTTTGGGCAGGGCCGGATAGTAGTATATGTATGACTAAAGAGAAAGCCGCTGAATTAGCTAATATGATGGATAGTTTATCTAATCTTTATACTTTAAATGAATTACTTGAAGAAACAATTAGAAACAGTGATATTGTCATTAAATCATCTGAAGAGGCACTATCTAATTTATTTAATCAAAAGACAGCATTAGAAAATAAAATACTTAGTCTTGAGGAACAGTTAAATATTAGATCAGATAAAGAATCTCTATTGAAAGAAGAAGTTGAACAATGCTCTATAGTCTTACTTAAAGCAAATAAGCAAATAAAGAGACAAAAGACAACTATGACAATAACAGGAACTGTTGCGGGGATTTCATTAATTGGAATCATTATATCAATATTAGTTATTGCAATATAATTAAAATCATAAAAATGGGTGAGGATAAGTAATTATCTAAACCCATTTAAATTTAAATAAATGAAATTAGGTAAATACGATATTACAATAAAAAATGTATGGGCTTATATACAGGGCAATACTCGCAAAATAGTTGATGAATTAGGACCTGATATATTAAAATCACCTAAACACATACAAGAACAGATATTGTGGCGTAAAGCTATACACAATCCAAAATGTTCAGAGAAGGGTAGTTGTATTGAATGTCATTGTACAGTACCCGATAAGTTTTATTCCGATAAAGAATGCGAGGGAGGTTGCTATCCTTCTATCATGGATGAAAGTAAATGGAATAAATTTAATCAAATGTGTTTACGTCGCAAGATAGATATATTTAAAGATAAGTTTGATTGGGATGTAGTTATCTCTGATGTTGATCATTTAGGGGATGCATATTATTCTTCTATTATTTGTTCTGATAAAGCTATAGTGGACCTTGGCGAATGCCAAGTAGGAACTCTACTCGAACACAAGTTCGAATTATTCAACCCAGATGAAGAAGATCTAGTAATTAATACTATGAGTATTAGTTGTTCATGTGGTAAAGCAATAATACCTGAACCTATAAAATCAAATGAATTTGGATACTTGGTATGCACTATAGATACTTCTAATAAAAGGTTAAATAAAGAACATGATCTATGGTTTACTATTAGATATAATGAAATAAAAAGAATGAATTTTAAATTAATCTATAAAACAAAATAATAGAAACATTACATGGAACTAATTATAAAGTTTATATTGGTAACTATATTAGAGTTTATTTTCATAATGTTAAAGACGGTTAATATTAATAAGATTGTTCAACAAAAATTAGTAGAATCTATATTATTAACAGGATTAACAACTATCGTATGGTTAACTAGTATAACAATTGGAATATTCTCAATGTTTAAAGGTCAATTTATAATTGCATTAGGATATGTAATAGGTTCAATGTTAGGGTGCTATACTGCAATTAAGTATGAACAAAGAAGAAAAAGGAAAAACAGCTTATAATATGTATATTCATTATTTAGAATATTTTATTGCTCATGCTCATCCAACCGGACAAAATGGATGTCTAGAACTATCTAATGATGTTATTACTAAATGGAAAAGATTACTAGTAACTAGTTTTGATGATTTAACAACAAAAGAAAAAGAAATTAATTATAGGATGGCAGATAAGTATTTAAAGAGTTTATGACGGAAAATGAGTTTAAACAATGGTATCAAAAAAGATATAAAATGAATAATATTATGTTTAAAGAGTTTATGATGGAAAATGAAATACTACCATGTGATTGTAGTGCACTAGGATGTAAAGGATGGACAATGATATCTGATCATATATTGTTTTATAATAATAAAATCAAATCAAATCATTTTATTGATCTTCATATGAAGACGTTAAATAAAAAATAAATAATTAATGAAAAAGGGCGATAAGGGATCTAATGTAAAAGATCTTCAATATAAGTTAAAGAAAGTATTAAATAAAAGAATAACAGTTGATGGTGATTATGGAAATGGTACAAAACAAGCAGTATGGGAATTTCAAGAATTATATAATTTACATGTAGACGGTATAGCTGGTACAAACACCATTGCTGTTTTAGATAGAGCATATAAGGCAATGCATGTTAATAACAGCAATCTATTAACATTTAATAAAAATAGATTTGTTGTATTCGTTGATGCTGGTCATGGAGGTATTAGTGATTCAGGTGAGTATGTTACTTCTGGTAAACGAGGATATCATAAAGGATTAAAATTACATGATGGTGGTCATTACTATGAAGGATATGAGAATAGAATAATAGCAGAGATGTTTATAGAGGAATTAACTAAAAATGGTATAATGGCCATACGTACATATCATCCTTATAAGGATACATCATTATCTTCTAGAACAGAGTTAGTAAGAAGTTGGCTAAAGAGAGGGTATTATGGATATTTACATTCATTTCATTCTAATGCAATATCTTCAACTAATAGTCCAAGTAAATTAGAAAATACTGTTGGATATTGTGTTTATAGTACAAGAGGTGATAATTTAAGCGATGAGATAACAGAACAACATTTTAATAATGTTAAAGCTGCAGTATCGGATTGGAAGTTTAGAACACAAGGTAGTGACGGTGATTCTGATTTTGAAGCTAATTTTCAATTACTAAGAGAAACAGATCTCGCTGAGTTTGATAAATTTGGTTCTATATTAGATGAATGGGGATTTCATACAAGTGGTAAGGATTGTCAAAAGATAATGGGAACTCGCAATGAAAGAATAAACGCTTGTTTAAAAACAGCTAAATGGGTTAAAAACAAATTAGATAATTAATTAAATAAATAATACAATGCCAAATTTTAATACACAAACAGAAGCTCAAATAAATAATGATTTAGCTCAATATGGTTATGATTGGTTAGAAACAGAAAGTATAGGATCTCCATTAATAATGTATTTTAAAGATAATTTTAATACTATACTTAAATTAACAGTTGACACTACATCATATGCACATGTTTATACATTTGTTGACAGTAAATATTGGAGGGAACAATCTGACATATTAGCCACTGCTGTTGTAACTGATCTAGCATCATTAGATACATTGTTAATACCAGAGTATGTTGCTATTGATACTAATATATTAAACATAGAGTATTTAATAGAAATATCAAATAGAGAAGTATTAACTCCTTCCGGAGGTACTTATTATACTTCTAGTACATTTCAAGATTCAGTTTTTGCATCATACAATGTATCCGAGAATCCATCTTCATATAGAGATATAACAGTATCATGGGTGCCAATATCTTTAGTTGGACCCAACTGGGTATTAACATATAATAATAGTGTTATAGTTAATACAGCAGATAAAATAACTACAATTTATGGAGACCATGTAATAGTAAAACCTTTATAATATGAATCTATCTAACCGTTTATTCCAGATAATTGACGAAGAACCCGTATATTGTGCAATACTTATAAATATTAAATGTTTTAAAGAACTATATATGTTAGATGGTAGTGATGATAAACATAAGTTTGCACAACATTTATTATACATATGGTATACCTGTGATCCTAGTTCTCCTTACTTTAATAGTGAAGAAAGATTATTAGATGCTGCAGTAGAAGTATATGGACGTAAAAAAGTAATGACAAAGCATTTAAAGAAATGTATGACTGAATATACTAAACGTCAATCTACACCTATGATAAGAGCATATGAAAGAGCAATGAGAATAACAGATCAAAATGAATCTATATTGCAAAAGGATAATCAACAGGCTGTAGAGTGGCAACGTTTAATAGATGATTCAACTAGTCTTTTACAATCATTAGGTAAGAATCCTGATGAAATTTTAGCAAGGATTGAGTTACTTGAAAGGGTTCAAGACATAGAAGCTAAAAAGATTAAGAATCAATCTGAATTATCTAAGATGGTTCCAACCATTAATAAACAAGTAAAAGAGTTATTGGAACTTAAAAAGGAAGTTGATAAAGCAAGAATGCAAATTGATAGTGAGGATAACAAAGAAGCAATAGCAAATTATATTGTTGATGAGTTTATTGAAAGACATATATAAATGATAATAACACAAAATCATTCTATCGTTGATAGTATCAATAAAGGTAAATGGTGGAGGTTATTTGATCTTAAAGGTTTAAAGTTAAAACTTAAAAAACCTATATGTACATTTGCCCACCCTTATTATAAAGGAGATAGAAACTATATAACAATATCAAAATATTTATACCCTATTACTCATGAAAATTCAGAACCACCATATACTTACTCAGATTGGGTCTTATATGGAAATGAAATAATAAATGAATATAAAAACCATTCAATAAACTTAGCAGCTTTAGATCTTGAATATTTTTATAATTTACTAACTAAAAAGAATGTATAAAACAAAAGAAGATTTACTTAAGTTACAATATGAGTATGACAATGATATACTCTCTGAAACACCGAAAGAAAAGATGGTAGTTAATCCATCTGTTGCTTATTTGGTTTCCGATGAGGATATTAAGAATTCTATTCCTGATAAACATATTTTAAAAAGAGTAGAACACATATATGGTAAGTTAAGTAGATTTTCTACAGATTATACACCCGTAAGTAATTTAAATTGGGATTATTTATTTTTTACAAACTCTAAATTGTTTAGTCCTGCAGGGAATGCTTTTATGAAAAGTGTAAAAGCTACTAAAGGAACTAAACTTAAACCATCGTATACTAAATTTCTTCCTGGAACTAAAATACATAAGAAGTTCTGGGAACAAGAGTTTTTAAGAATAACAAAAGGATATGAACCCCTTATAGATGGTAAGCCGTGTGGTGTTAGAATAAGTGGAGAATTTTACTTTTTTTTAAATTACGGGTGGATGCAAAAAGTTCATATTGATGAGGAAACAGAAGATGTAACTGATATGTCAGGCGTTCCTGATTTCCTTGTTATGGACTACTATTACTATAAAGAACTAGAAGCAAGGGAAAATCCCAAGTTATATAATTTACCTCGTGAATATAAAAAGTCTCTATCTATAACTAAATCTAGACGTATGGGATATAGTTATAAAGCAGGTTCAGGAGCAGTGTGGTGCGCTGCATTTAGAAACAAAGCAAAAGTTCTTATTGCATCTGCTCAAGGAAAAGATGCTACCTTATGTTTTCAGAAGTCACTTGATATAATAGATCACATATCCAAGTATACTCCTTTTGGTAGAAAAAATCCAGGTAGACCACAAGATAATGGTGGGTGGAAACACTTAACTATGAGTAAAACAAAAGATAGTGGTAATTTTACTTTTGGGTTACTTAACACAAGAACAGGAGAACGTGCAGGAAGACAAAGTGAAATAACAACAGCATCTTTATTTAATAAATCTGATGCAGCATCAGGTGAAGGTCTTACAAGGTTGTATATTGAAGAAGCAGGTAAGATTTCTAATTTAGGAGATGCATGGACATTTTCTAGAGAATCAATGAGAGTAGGTACAGTATATAGAGCAGGTATTGCTATTATATTTGGTACTGGTGGTTCTATGATAACGGATAGTGGTAAAAGGGGATCGTCGCATGATTTCTCTAATATTAACGATAGACCTGAAACAGTAGGTGTAGCAGGGTTTAGAAATATATATGAATATAAACCAACGCAAAGAAAATGTGGTTATTTTGTAAGTGCTATGTGGGCTAACTTTGGATGTAAGATTATTATTGATGGTACACCATATAGAGGATTGGATAAGAACGGAAATGCTATATTTTGGATTGCTGAATTTGCATTAAATCAAGAACGATTAAGCAAGAGACCACCATTAGGTAAAAAGAAAGATTATGATAAATTTCTTACACAAAGATGTAAAACGCCAGCAGAAGCATTTTTAATCACCCAAGGTAGTAGATTTCAAACAGAAGATTTAGTTGAACGTAGAACAGAAATAGCAACATCTAAAGGGGGATTTGAAGCATTAAGAATGCCGGGAGAATTGGTGGAAATAAATGGTAGAATTGAATTTATTCCTAAACCAAATGAGGAACCATTATTAAATACCTTTAATGAAGCGGAGCGAGAAGGATGTTTTTTAAGATATGAACCTCCTCAGAAAATTAGAGGAGATGTACCAGAAGATGCTTATATTATATCTGTTGACCCTATTGGTCAAAATACAAATGCGGGTAAATCATTAAGTGCAATTATTGTCTATAAGACACGAAAGTATGAACAGTGGATTGGTCCTGAAAAAATAGTTGGGATATACTTTGGTAGAAAGAAAATGAATCCACAAGGATATGTACATAGATTATTATTAAAATTATCTAAATACTATAATGCTAAGATAACAGTTGAGAATGATAGAGATGGAGGTATACCTCAATTTTTTATACGTAAAGGTGAAGCAGCTAGATTAATGGGTCCGCCTATTACAACACTAGAAAAGATAATGCCGGGCAGTAAAACTAATCGCAGGGCTTATGGACATGCAATGTCTAGTGTACGACATAAACAAATAGGTGAAGATTTATTGTATGAATGGTTAGATCAACGTGGAGTGAATACTAATTACTATGATACTGAAGATGGTGAAAAGGTAGTTAAAAAAGGTGTTCGTAATATAGATAGATTAGAAGATCAATTACTAATTGAACAATTAATAAATTATGAAAGATCCGGTAACTACGATTTAGTTATGGCAATGATGGGTATTGTAGTTCAATTAAAAGAATGGTACGATCCTGAAGAAGATGATTTATGGGAAGAAAATAGTATTTCAGATCAATTACTTGAGTGGAGAATGGAACGATATGGAAACTATGAAGAAAAAATGAAAAACATAAATAAAAAGTTTAAATTATAATTACCAATGAAGTATTTTTTAAATCAACGTATTTCTTCTAAAAAGAAGAATAAGAAATGGAGAGAAAAAATGGTTGACTACCATGTCGAGTTATCTTATTCTTGGTCAGATGAATGGGAAAAGATTGAAGAAAATTATGCTCTTAAGAATAATCAATTAAATCGTAGTGAAATTGCGAGTATATGTAAAGGGTTGGGCACTGAGGAACATTCCGATGTATTTATTAATGCATATAATAAAACACATAATATTATTGATGCTCATAAAGGTGAAGAATGGAATAGACCATTTTCTTTTAGTATTATTAATAATTCTAAACGAACGGTAGATAAGTTAGAAAGAGATAAAAGAAGAGAAATAGAAGAGATAGCAAATGAAATATTTAAAGTTGAATCAGAAAGACAAATTGAACTCTATAAAATTGAAGAGCAGAAAATAAAGGGTTCAATGGATGAGCAGCAAGCTCAGGGAGAAATAGAAAAGCTACAAGCAAGGTATGATAAGTTATATGGAGAAATAACTGATCCAAAAACAGTATTTGATAAATATAAAAATATAACAACAGCGGAGGAGATAGCAATGAGTAGAATCATGAAAATGATTTCAGATAAACTCAATTTAAAATTTATAAAGAATCAAACCTTTGAAGATGCTATTATAGCAGGAAGAGAGGCTGTTGAAATTTATTCTCTTCATGAAAATGACTTACCTAGAGTTAGACAAATAAATCCCTTAAATTTATTCTTTCAAAAATCACCAGATGTAATGTGGATACAAGATGCAGATTTTGCAGGTTATTCAGAATTACAAACTGTTGATAAGGTGATTGAAGAATATGGTGAGTTTATAACAAAAGAAGAGTATAAAAAACTAACAGAAACAGGACCATACTTTGGAGATTTAAAAGGATTAAATCATCCTTTCTCAGTAGATAAAAATAATAAACAACCATCTGAAGATAGAGAAGTTCGTAATTTTAAAAACCTTCCTCGCGATCAAAACTCATTAAATGCAGAAGATTATATTCTTTCTGATATGGGTAACAATGGTTATATAGGAACAGATTATGTTAATAGATTAGGATTGAATGCTACTGATACCCGTAGTAATAAATTACGTGAATATATAAATGTATATACAATATATTGGAAGTCTCAACGTAAATTAGGAAAATACTCTTTTATCAATGAGTATGGTGAACCAGATGTAACTTATGTTGATGAATCATTTAGCATTCCTAGAAGTGCAAGGAAAGAAACGGTATCAAACGGTTATACTAAAAATAAAGTAATTTATAGCTGGGTAGATAAAAAAGATACTACCAAACAATTTTCTTTAGAGTGGATATGGGTTCCTGAAGTATGGAAAGGAATTAGAATAGGTCAAGATATATATTGTCAAATAGGACCTGTTAAACATGCTTATCAATCATTGTTAAATCCTTATGATGTTAAATTACCAATATATGGACATATATATAATAACAGGAATGCATATAGTATTTCCTTAATGGATAGAATGAAACCATGGCAGAAACTATACTATGTTATAATGGCCAGGATGTTAAAACTAATTAGTCAAGATAGAGGTGTATTAACTTTTATTAATATACACATGCTTGATAAAAATTTAGGTTTCAAAGAGGCATTGAGAGTTGCTGAAGATAATGGTATAATCCCTTATAATCCATTAAGTAACTCTAAAGGAGCTGGTAATTTTGGTAATACAAATACCATGAAAGTAGCTGAACGCATTGATGCCACCAACTCAGGGGCAATTCAGCACTATATTAACATCTTACAATTTATAGAACAAAATATTAAATTATCATCCGGAATGTCTGATCAACGTTTAGCACAAACTAACGCACGTATGACAGCTACTGATAATTATAGGGATACAATGCACTCTATTAATATAACTGAACCATTGCATGCAGCACATGATTTACTGTGGCAGGATGTATTACAGGGAATGATGGAAATGACATTATCTGTTTTAAGTGAATCTACAGGTAAGATAAGAGGATTTCTTAATGATGAAGAAAAAGTACTTGTAAATTTAGATTTATTAACATTAGAAGATAATTTTAAACTTAGGGTAGCTGATAATTCTAAAGCATTTAAAATACTTGAACAAGCTAAACAACTTAGTCATGCTCTTGTACAAAATGACAAAGCAAGTCTTGATACATTAATTGAATTAATGGAAACTGAAAATCTTAGTGAATTTAAACATATTGTTAAAGAGATTGAAGAAGAGAATAGACAACGTAGACAAGAATCTGAACAGGCTCAAAGAGATCATGAAAAAGAAATGGCTGAAATGGCTCGTAAACAATCTGAAGATGATCAAATTGCAAGACTTGATGAAATATATCTTAAAGGTAGAATTGAGTATCAAAAAGAAGTAATGAAGGCTAAATTAAATGCCGCTTCATTTGATGAAGAAAAAGATTATAATAGAGATGGTATTGCTGATTATTTACAATGGGAACAGTTACAACAAAAAGTAAATAATGAAAGTCGTAAACTAGATATAGCAGAATTTAAAATCGGAATGGATGAACGTAAGATAGAAGCAGAACAAGAACTTAAAATGTCAGATTCTAAATTAAGATTAGAAAAAGAAGCATTGGATAGGCAAATGAAAGATCTTGAAATGCAACAAAAAGAAAGATTAGAGGCCATGAAAATAAAAGCCATAAAAGATAAAAATAAATCTAAATAACTAACTAACTAACTAACTAAAATGAATAAAACAACTGAAATTATTTTACATGGGGTTAATACCCTTGCCAATACTGTTAAACAAACATTAGGTACTAAAGGTAGAACAATTTTATTTAATGATGAAAACAATAGAACACATATAACAAAAGATGGTGTTACTGTCGCAAGACATATAATGTCAGCTGATGATTATGAGAATATGGTTATTACTGTATTAAGAGAAGCATCATTAAAAACTATGAAATCAAGTGGTGATGGTACTACTACAACAATGATATTAGCACAGTATATTCTTACTGAGGGACTTAAATTAATTGATAATGGATTAAGTTATTATGAGTTAAGTAAACAGATTGATAAAGCTGTTCAAAATGTTGTTGATTATGTCAATTATGATTCAATTAAAATTGAAAACAATAAAGAACTATTAAAAGAAATAGCATCTATTTCATCCAATGATGAAAAGCTAGGAGAATTTATTTATTCTATAATTGATGATATTGGTTTATATGGTGATATCGAAGTTAAGGAAAGTCAATATTCAGAAACACGTGTTAATAAAACAAAAGGTATGAAATTACATAAAGGTTGGATTGAAAACTTTATGGTTAACGATACTCGTGAAATGTGTTTTAAAGCAGATGATTGTCATGTTCTTATTGTTGATGATATTATTCAAGCTGTAACCGATATTGATCAATACATTAAACATTTAATGGGGAAACCTCTTGTGGTATTTTGTGAGGATATCACTGATATTACTCTTACTCAAATAGAAAAGTTTATGGGTGCTACAGGTAATCCTATTTGTTTTGTTACTAATGATGGACATGGAGATAGAAAACACCTACTTATGAATGATTTGGCTGCATTAACATCATCTTATGTTATAGGAGCACAGGATGATTTTGATCCTCGTAATTTAGGATTTGCTAAACAGGTAAAAGTAGACGAATGGTATACTTCTATCTTAGATGGTAATAACGATGAGGAATTAATTGAAGACATAATTTATGATATTAAAGAAATACTATCAGATGATGATAATAGTGATGAAACACTTATAACAAAAGTAGATCGTAAATTTCATAAGAAAAGATTAGCTAATTTAACAGGAGGAGTTGCAGTTATACATGTAGGAGGAAGAACTCACATGGAGATGAAAGAATTAAAGGATAGACTTGATGACGCAGTATTAGCAGTAGAATCAGCTATCAAACAAGGTGTTAATGTGGGTGGTGGTTCTGCTTATTTAAATTGCCAAAAAACATTAAATGAAAAATACAGAAAAGAATTATGTTTTGAATCAGGTCGTCAATTAATTCTTGATTCATTAAGTGAACCTTTTAAACAATTATTAGCTAATGCAGATTTGTCTGATAACTATGAAACATATAAAGAAAAATTAACTAGTGGTTTTGCATTAGACTTAAGAGATAATAAATTATACAAATTATCTAATGCTAAATATAGAGTATACGATCCATCTTCGGTTCTTATTGACTCTTTAATTAATGCATCAACAGTTGCAAAATCATTATTATCAATAAAAGATATAATATTTGATGGTAAAAAATTAAGTGTATAGGCTTAATTATGACAACTATTAAAATATAAATAAATAAAATATAACTTATTAATAACTAAATTACGTAAATTACACATGATTGATCCAAGTATCCCCGAAGAGGAAATGAATTTTGATTTTGGTCTTGACGATATTCTTAAGACAACAAATGAAGCTTCCTCCGAACCGACAGATAGTGAAGATACTTCTAATTTTATGGAAGATGTTCAACAAACTATCGAACAATATACTGCAGAAAATGATCCTGCAGTAGAAGAACAAACTATAGAGCAACCAAAACCATCATATAATAATGATGTTTATTCAGCAGCTCTAGATGTATTGAGAGAAAATAACTTACTTAATATACCTGATGATATTGGGGATATTAATCAAGAAACATGGAATGACCTTATAGAACAGAATAAACAATATCAACGATCTACTATTTTAAATGAAATGCGAATGAATGCCGCTGATCCTAAAATAACTGAATTGTTTGATTATGTTTATCAAGGGGGTTCGTGGCATGGATTTGAAGAAATGAAACAAACCATAAGTGACGAAATTAATATCGAATCACTGAACACTCAAGAAGCAGATGATCAAAGATACTTAATTGATTCTTATTTAAGAGAAGGATTAGATCCTCAAAATCCAGCACATCAACGAAGAATTGAAAATGTTCCTAATGAGGTAGAAAATTATTTTGATAGATTAGAAGCTGAAGATATTGCACAAGAGGCAAAAAATTATTTTTTAGGTAAAGTAAATGAACAAAAACAAATGGTTGCCTATCAACAACAAGAAGCCCAGCAACAAGAATTTCATTATCAACAACAACAAGCTCAACAACAACAACAATGGATTAATGATTTTAGACAAACATTAAATGAAAAAAGTTGGTCTCAAAATAAAAAGAATAATGTTGTTAAGCAATTTGATATTGTAGAATTAGACGATGGTAGAGAAATGGAAATGTGGAGATATAAATTTAATGAACTATGGAAAGATCCAAATTTAACACAAGTTTTTATAGATTTTATTTCAGATCTTGATCCTCACACATTACAATTTAATTCAAGAGGAGTTTCAGTTAATAAACAAGTAACATCAACAATACAAAATTTAATAAACAGTAAACAGCAAAATAGATCAAAAGGTCAATATAGCGATAAAAGACAATCAGATTCTTCAGTTCAAAGAATTGACCCTCGAAATATTTAAAATTAATAATATTTATTTTTATAATTAAACACATTTAACAATGTCAGTAAAAACATTTGAAAATGCCAAATTTATCCATAATGGACAATTAAGACCTACCGTATTAACAGATGGTCTTTTGGCAACAGGTACAATTAAAGGACTTCATTTAAGTCAAGCTTTTGGAAGTACTGAAAATCTTGAAACTATAAATATGGGTTATGCTCAGATATTCTCTGCGACTAACCGTTATTATGGTAAACCAATGATTGGTATGACCGAAGCTAAAGGTAAAGTAAAAACAATCAATCGTTCAGGATTCCGTTGGGAGCTATCAGGAGGTAATACACAAAAAGCTCGTATTACTCAAGTTCCATGTACTGATACTAGACCTGGTCTTCATTTACAATCTTTTGATATTGTAGTTGATAAACCCTGGTTCAATGTATCGGATATCATAATTCCTCAACATAATCAAAAATTATGTCGTGTAATGACTTATGGTAATGGTCAATCCCGTTCTCATCACCAAGTAGGCCCTAATGCATTTAGGTATACTATTCAATATGTTACTAATAATGGTAATGAATTCTTAGATCCTAAATATATCCAAGAAGGACAGGAATGGTGTAAAGTATCCGGTGCTGTAGCTACAGAAGATAATATTGATGCTGGTGGATTCCAATTCTATTCAATTTTTGAAAGTGAAGGTCAGATTCAACAACATGCAATTAAAGTAGCTGTATCAGATAAAGCTGCTCGTAGATCCAAACAAGCTATGGACGGTAAAGGTGGAATGGACGAATATGGTAAATATTTGAAAATGCTTTGGGTTAAATATGAAGACAAAGTTACAGGTAAACCAATGGCTCGTTTTATGGCATTGTTAGATGCAGAAGCATTTAATGAATTATATCAAAACTGTGAATGGACGTTAGTATTTGG